CAGTATCAGATTGCCTTCGTTGCGGATCAAGAAATAAACCTTCTGGCTTGTCTGACTGAAATTATGGTGGAGTGTGAGTTTAAATGATATTATCTGAGGATGATGCAGTTTATGCTGCTAACAAGTTCATAGACTATTATTCTCAGTTCAATCGTATTGATGATTATTTAAGGCACATCAAGGAAGATAGAGGTGAGAATAGATCAGGATATCTTCCTGGTTTTGGTGCAGACTCGGATATGTTTGACAAGTTTGACATGTACCCTAATGATATGAATTTTGAAGTTCATGTCGTTGATACTGATACAAAAAGTCGTTCAAAGTATAATCAGTGGCTCTATTCAGAGACATTAAATTTGACTGCATCTAATCCTATCGAAGAAGCAATTCCTGGTAGGACACATAAGTGGATTGTAGTTGAAACAAACACGGACAAAGTTGTTGGTGTTGTTAGGTTTGGTTCACCCACAATCAATAGCAAACCTCGCAATAATTACTTTGGTGAAGTCAAGTCTCTTGGTGATATTAATGCTCATTTCGTTATGGGTTTCAATATTGTTCCTACTCAACCTTTCGGATACAATTATCTCGGTGGTAAGTTGCTTGCACTTTTAGCATCATCTAAAGAACTGAAGCAACAGTTTGATGAGAAGTATGGAACAGATCTTAAATACTTTGAGACTACTTCTCTCTACGGAAGTACTAAGGGTGTATCAATGTACGATGGACTCAAACCGTTCCTGAGGCACATCGGAGACACTGAAAGTAAGTTCTTGCCGCTGTTTCATGATGATGTATTCAGAGACTTCTTCTGGTGGTTTAATGAACGTAATGGTGGGGAGCGTTTGATTTCCGCTGATAAGTCCTCAAAGAAACTAAAGATTCAAGTTAAGATGATTTCTATCATCAAGAACTCTTTGAAAGATGATGACAAACTAAAGCAGTTCAATAGTTGTATTGAACACGCAATGTCTCTCACAGAAAAGAAAAGATATTATCTTGGGGATTTCCGCCATACTTCTGAGGAAGCAATCACCTGGTGGAAGAAGAAAGCATCTAAGCGTTTTGAAAAACTTAAGTCTGAAGACAGAGTAAGAACTGAACTTGAGATTTGGGGATCTACACAAAATATGGAGATCATTAGATAATGGAACTCAAAGATTGGTTGAACTCTATCAACTTTACAAAAGAAGATTTGTCTGAGGACATGAAGTCCTATCCACCATATATCGTCAATCGTTGCTTGTCTGGACACATTGATTGTGTATTATTCGCTAATGAGATGAACAAGAATCACTTTCTTGATAAAGATATGCAATATAAATTTTATCTAAATAGTCTGAGGAAAAAGAAGAGATTTTCTCCCTGGCTCCGTAAGGATAAAGTCACGGATCTCGAAAGTGTCAAACAATACTATGGTTATAGTAATGAAAAGGCATGTCAAGCTCTGAAAATCCTGACTACAGAACAGATTAACTTTATTAAAAAACGACTTGACGTTGGAGGAACAAAATGAGTAATACTGTGGAACCTCAGTATCACTGGACTCAGGATCAGATGATCGAAGTCCTACTTAATGAACCAGATGATTTCCTAAAGGTAAGAGAGACACTGACAAGAATAGGAGTTGCTTCTAGGAAAGAGAAGAAACTTTATCAGTCTTGTCATATTCTTCACAAGCAGGGCAAGTATTATATTGTTCATTTTAAGGAATTGTTTGCGCTGGATGGAAAGCACGCTAATCTTTCTATTAACGATGTTCAGCGTCGTAACCGTATTGTTCGTCTGCTTTCGGACTGGGGACTAATCTCTATTGTTGATGAGGATACTGTTCTTGATATTGCTCCTCTTAATCAAATCAAAGTTCTTTCTTACAAGGACAAGGGTGAGTGGATTCTTGAGCAGAAATACAATATTGGTAAGAAGGGTAAAAATCAGGAAACCGAGTGACAGTTTGAAAACTGATCTATCAAGTCACATTTTTGTTTGGGTGGGCGTATAATAGATCTGTTCGGGCAAACTAAACCGTGGCACTCCTTAAGTATATTGGTTCTGTCATCAATCTCGCCAATAGTTTCTCACAAGCAACACGTCCAAAACACGTTGGACAGATGAGTGAATTGATCCAACAATTCAGAGAGGATTGTGACACTCATGAGGTAGAAGATTGGGCAGATTATTATAATGGTGATGAGAAGATTGATGTAGCAACAGATAAAAACTGGGAGGTTGTGCTTGTAATAAAAGAGAATCTTAATAAACTTACCAAGGATGATGTGCGTGAGTGGACACGAGATCTTATCATCAATAAGACACATGCAGGTTTGCAAATTCAACTTGACGTGCTAAAATTATGTGCTGGTGATCAGTCCTATCGTCTTGCTAACGTAGTAGAAGAATCAAAAGGGATTGATGGTTTCATTGGTGACGAACCAGTATCAATCAAACCTAACACATACAAGAAGACTATCAATGCTGGTAAGGAAATCATTCCTTATCGCATCATCTACTACACTAAAGGATCTAAAGGAGTTAAGATTGTATGAATGAAATCATCTGTTCAGATTCTCTCGTTGCTCTGAAAGAAATGGAAGATGAGTCTGTTGATATTGTTCTGACTTCACCTCCATATAATTATGGTATGGAGTACGATACTCATAATGATAATGGTGATGCTGACGAATACCTTGAGCAAATCCTTGCAGTCTTTGTTGAGTGTAAACGTGTGTTGAAACCTGGCGGCAGACTTATCGTTAACATTCAACCTAACTATAAACAGTATTCTCCTACTCATCATAAGATTACTGAGCGAATGATCAGTGAAGGTATGATTTGGAGAGGAGAAATTATTTGGTTGAAGAATAATCTTAGAAAACTCACAGCATGGGGTAGTTGGAAGTCACCATCGTGTCCTTATCTATCATATCCTTTTGAGTTTATTGAAGTCTTCAGTAAAGATACTCTCAAGCATTCTGGAAACAAAGAAGATATTGACATTACTAAAGATGAATTCATCAAATATGTAAATGGACATTGGGCAATGGCACCAGAGACTAAGATGAAAGACTATGGACATCCAGCAATGTTTCCTGAAGAATTAGTAGAACGTTGTTTGAAACTTTTTTCGTATAAAAATAATGTAATTCTTGATCCTTTCAATGGGGCGGGTACTACAACCTTTGTAGCAAATAAACTTGGCAGAAAATATATTGGTATTGATATGAGCGAAACTTACTGTGAGGTAGCAAAAAATAGAATTGAAAGATTTTCTCCCTTAGATAAATTTTTACAAGAAACCGAATAAAAATATAAGGGTTTTCCACACCCGCTTTTTTATGCTTAGTTGTATAATTAGTATGTACGCCGGAAGGGTACACACAACACACTCTCGCTTAAATAAGGAGAAGTCAAATGACTAACTTAATGAAGTTTAATGCTGCCGATTTGGATCAGTTGATGGATAAGATCACCCGCAATTCTATCGGGATTGATGACTATCTAAACAACGTCTTCCATACCCAAACACAAAGCAACTATCCCCCATATAATGTTGTACAATTAAACAATACTGAGACTAAACTTGAGATTGCTCTGGCTGGATTTACAAAAGATGAAATCAAAGTTTATACAGAGTATGGTAAACTCACAGTCAAAGGGGAGAAAGAAGCAACCACCGAGGAGGGACAATACCTTCATAAAGGACTTGCTCATAGGAACTTTGAAAGATCATGGACACTTGCTGAGGGAACGGAAGTTACTAATGTGACTTTTGAAAATGGACTTCTCTGTGTTCTTGTTAAAAAGATAGTTCCTGAACACCATGCCCGAAAGGATTATCTTTAAATGATGATAGGAGGTTTTACACCTCCTTTTTTAATGTTATAATTAATCCAACCTTGTGTTTATTTTATGCCCTGGTTGAGTTTAGCTATTTTGTTCCCAATTGTGTGTTCTCTTGGGATCTTTTTTTTACCCGATGGAAACAAAGTAGTCAGGTGGTACTCACTTGGTGTCACTCTGATTACATTCCTAATTACAGTTGTTGCTTATGTGACTGGATATGATCCATCCATAAGTGGTTTACAAATGTCTGAGAGAATACCTTGGATTCCTTCATTAGGACTTACATGGGCAGTCGGTGTAGACGGTTTGTCTATGCCTTTGATTCTTCTTACTAGTTTTATTACGAGTCTTGCAGCACTCGCTGCGTGGCCTCTTACATTCAAACCAAAACTATTTTTCTTCTTACTACTACTAATGGATGGTGGGCAGATAATGGTTTTTGCAGTGCAAGATCTTATTTTATTTTTCTTATCATGGGAACTAGAATTAGTGCCTGTTTATTTAATGATCGCTATCTATGGCGGCAAGAAACGCCAGTACGCTGCGACTAAGTTTATTTTGTACACCGCAGGTAGTTCTCTGTTTATTCTCCTTGCAGGACTCGCTATGGGTTTCTATGGTGGAGGAACTCCTAACTTTGAATATTCATATCTTGCAGAGCAGGGTTTTCCTAAGAATTTTCAACTTTGGTGTTATGCAGCATTTTTAATTTCTTTTGGAGTTAAATTACCCATTGTTCCATTACACACCTGGTTACCTGATGCACATGGTGAAGCCACTGCACCAGTACACATGCTGCTTGCAGGTATTCTTCTTAAAATGGGTGGATATGCTCTTCTAAGATTTAATTGTCAACTTCTTCCCGAAGCACACTCAGTGTTTGCACCACTTCTCATTGTTTTTGGTGTAGTTAATATTATCTACGCTGCACTAACTTCATTTGCTCAAAGAAATTTGAAACGTAAGATTGCTTATAGTTCAATCAGTCACATGGGTTTTGTTTTGATTGGTATCGGAACATACAGTGCTCTCGGAACTAGCGGTGCAATGTTGCAGATGATTAGTCATGGACTAATTGGTGCATCACTGTTTTTCCTTGTGGGTGCTACCTATGACAGAACACATACCCTTCAACTTAATGAAATGGGTGGTGTTGGTAAGAGTATGAAAGTAATGTTCGCTCTTTGGGTGGCATGTTCTATGGCATCTCTTGCCCTTCCTGGTATGAGTGGATTTATCAGTGAACTAATGGTTTTTGCTGGATTTGTTACAGATGCAACATATACTATTTCTTTCAGAATAATTATATGTCTTCTGTCTGCTATTGGTGTTATCCTTACCCCAATTTATTTACTTTCTATGCTACGAGAAATATTCTTTGGTAAAGAAAATAAAGAACTTATCGATCACGCTAATCTTGTAGATGCGGAACCTCGTGAAGTATATATCGTTAGTGCTTTATTAGTGCCAATTATTGCTATTGGTTTATTTCCAAAAATCATGATTGATTCATATAAGAGTTCAGTAGAAGCATTAGTTGAGAGAGATAAGTCGGCATTGGTAGTATATTCTAATAAAGTTTATGCTCCTCCAACTATCTAAATATAACTGAATATCGTCGTCGCTGACGGAGGGGCAACTGGCCAAATCCAGTTGACGCCCCTCTTTTTTATTGCTAAACTACTAAAAGGTATACACTAAAAATGACTGTAAAACTTTTGCTGCTGAAGTCCGGTGAGGACGTGATTGCTGATGTAAGTGAGATGGCAGTGGGTGAAGATGCCGACAAAAAAGTCCTTGGATATTTTCTTGATAAACCCTGTGTTGTCAAGATTCTGAATGCTGAGCAGCAAGAAGAAGGAGATAAAAAGGCAGCGTTTAATGTATCAATGTATCCATGGTGCCCTCTTGCGGAAGACAGTGTTATTCCTCTTCCTGTAGACTGGGTGGTAACAATCGTTGAACCTAAGCAAAAACTCAAAGAAATGTATTTGGAGGATGTAGTCGGAAATGGACAAACTAGTGAAGGTGATTCTACTGACGAGCAACCAGAGACTGATCAGTGAAATTGAAGAGGTAGGTGCTGAGATTGGTGAACCTGATTGCAAGTTGATCAATCCCATGGAAATTTGTGAGGGTAACATGCTTGCTCCATGGATGATGGATCACACGATGCAAGACACTTTTATGATTAGTTCGGACAAGATCATCACACTTGCTGATCCTATGCCAACATTGCTTGAAAAATACCTAGAACAGACTAAATGAAATTTTACACCAACGTTCAGCTGATCGGTAATCAGTTTTTGGTTCGTGGAGTTGAAGACGGAAAGAGATTTGAGATTCGGGACAGTGAATTCTGTCCGACTCTTTTCGTCAAAAGTAAAAGAGAAACCAAGTACAAAACGCTGGATGGTGAGAGTGTAGAACCTATCCAACCTGGACAGGTTCGTGATTGTCGTGAGTTCTATAAAAAGTATCAGGATGTAGATGGTTTTGCCATTTATGGCAATGATCGGTACATCTATCAATACATCTCTGAGAAGTATCCTCAGGATGAAGTCAAATTTGACATCAGTAAGATTAAACTGGTGACACTTGATATTGAGACTACTGCTGAAAAAGGATTCCCTGATGTAGAATCTGCATCAGAAGAGATTCTGGCAATTACTATTCAGGATTACACTACTAAGAAGATTATCACTTGGGGTGTAAAACCATTCATTAATAAACAAAAGAACGTAACTTATCACCATTGTGCTGATGAACATAGCCTCCTGAATAGTTTCATCAACCATTGGATGCAGGATGTGCCTGATGTCATTACAGGTTGGAACATTCAACTGTTCGATATCCCGTATATCTGTAAGCGTCTTAATAGGGTGCTTGGAGAGAAATTGATGAAACGCTTCTCACCGTGGGGGCTGGTGAGTGAAGGTGAGATGTATATTCAGGGACGTAAACACATCATGTTTGATGTTGGTGGCGTTACTCAACTTGATTATCTCGATCTGTATAAGAAGTTTACTTATAAGGCACAGGAATCATATCGCCTGGATTATATTGCCAGTGTAGAACTGGGACAGAAGAAACTGGATCACTCCGAATACGATACGTTTAAGGACTTCTATACAAAAGGATGGCAGAAGTTTATTGAATATAACATCGTTGACGTAGAATTGGTTGACAGGTTAGAAGATAAGATGAAACTTATCGAACTTGCTCTAACTATGGCTTATGATGCTAAGGTGAATTATAACGATGTGTTCTATCAAGTTCGCATGTGGGATAACATCATTTATAACTATTTAAAAAAGAGGGATATTGTTATTCCTCAGAAACGCCAGACGGACAAGAACGAAAAGTACGCAGGTGCTTATGTCAAGGAACCAATTCCGGGAAAGTATGACTGGGTTGTCAGTTTTGATCTTAACAGTCTTTATCCTCATCTTATTATGCAATACAATATCTCACCAGAGACGCTCCTGGATGAGAGACACCCAACAGTTACCGTTGATAAAATACTTAATGAGGAGATAAATTTTGAACTCTATAAGGACAATGCAATTTGTGCTAACGGTGCAATGTATCGCAAAGATGTTCGTGGGTTCTTGCCTGAGTTGATGGAGAAGATGTATGGAGATCGTGTTGTCTTCAAAAAGCGAATGCTCACTGCCAAGCAGCAGTATGAGAAGACGCCTACTAAAGCACTTGAAAAAGAAATCGCCCGATGTAACAACATTCAAATGGCGAAAAAGATTTCTCTTAACTCTGCTTATGGTGCTATTGGTAATCAATACTTCCGCTATTATAAATTAGAGAACGCAGAAGCGATTACTCTTTCGGGGCAGGTTTCAATCCGTTGGATTGAGCAGAAGATGAATAAGTATTTAAATAATCTGTTAAAAACAGAAAACGATGATTATGTCATAGCATCTGACACTGATTCCATTTATCTTAATATGGGCCCTGTCGTTGACAAATTTCTTGCTAATCGCTCTAGTGACAAAGCAAAAGTAGTAGAACTACTTGATATGATTTGCCGCGACAAGCTTGAGCCGTATATTGACGATTGTTATAGCAATCTTGCGACATATGTATCTGCATATGATCAAAAGATGCAAATGAAACGTGAGAATATTGCTGATCGTGGTATTTGGACTGCAAAAAAACGATATATTCTCAATGTATGGGACAGTGAAGGTGTTCGATATGAAGAACCTAAACTAAAGGTGATGGGTATTGAATCTGTTAAATCTTCTACTCCTGCTCCTTGTCGTCAGATGTTGAAAGATGCATTTAAAATTTTAATGACTGGTTCTGAAGATGAAATGATTAAGTTTATCGACTCTAAACGTGAAGAGTTTAAGAAGTTACCCCCTGAAGAAGTTTCTTTTCCCCGATCTGTTTCAGATGTTATAAAATATAAGTCTCACGCGAGCATCTATACTAAAGGAACTCCTATTCATGCTAGAGGCGCACTTCTCTATAATCACTATATTAAAGAGAAAAAACTTGATGCTAAATATTCTCTTATTCAGAATGGTGAGAAGATTAAGTTCTGCTATCTAAAAAAACCAAATCACATTCATGAAAATGTCATTTCATTTATTCAAGACTTTCCTAGAGAATTAAACCTTGACAAGTATGTTGATTACGATTTACAATTTGATAAGTCATTCCTTGAACCTCTAAAAGCCATCCTTGATGCTATTGGATGGAGCGTGGAAAAAACTGTAAACCTTGAATTATTTTTCGGTTAATGAATGTTGCTATAGTTATTGCATTGCCACAAGAGGCAGAAGACATTGATGGATATCCAGTTTATCTGAGTGGATGTGGAAAGGTAAATGCTACTATTGCCACTATGGCAGCAATTCGAGATGGTGCTGATTGTATTATAAATTATGGCACTGCTGGAACTGTATCCGAAAAGTCCGGATTACTTGAAGTAACTGGATTTGTCGATAGAGATATGGATGCAAGGCCTTTAGGTTTTGATTTAGGACAAACACCATTTGAGGATGGTGTTTTAATTGGAAAATGTGGTATAGTGTGTGGGACAGGAGATACATTTGCGATATCAACTCCAGAAATTGAGTGTGATATTGTAGACATGGAATCTTTTGCAATTGCAAAAACATGTCTTAAGGAAGGTGTAACTTTTAAATGTTTTAAATACGTATCAGATTCTACCGATGAGAATTCGGCAAATGATTGGGAACTGAATGTTCGTAAAGGAAACGAACTGTTTAAAAATTTACTTATTCAAAATTATGGACTTTCTTAAAGAAATTGTAAAAGAAATCGGAGATGACTACACAAAACTCGCATCAGACATCGACGATACTGAACAATATGTGGACACGGGTTCGTACATTTTTAACGGACTTGTTTCAGGGAGTATATTTGGTGGTGTATCTGGGAATAAGATTACTGCCATTGCTGGCGAGTCTAGCACTGGAAAAACTTTTTTCTCCCTTGCTGTCGTCAAAAACTTTTTGGATTCTAATCCCGATGGGTATTGCTTATATTTTGATACTGAAGCCGCTGTTAACAAGTCTCTTCTCGCAGATAGGGGTTTAGATCTTAATCGTGTCGCTGTTGTTAATGTTGTCACGATTGAAGAGTTCCGAAGCAAGGCACTCAAAGCAGTTGATCTATACTTAAAAAAACCTGTAGATGAACGCAAACCATGTATGTTTGTGTTAGACTCTTTGGGGATGCTTTCCACAGAGAAGGAGATTACAGACGTTCTGAATGACAAGCAAGTTCGTGACATGACTAAATCACAACTTGTTAAAGGTGCTTTTAGGATGCTAACTCTGAAACTAGGACAAGCAAATATTCCTATGATTGTTACGAATCACACTTACGATGTCATTGGTGCTTATGTTCCTACAAAAGAAATGGGTGGAGGTAGTGGACTCAAGTACGCTGCATCTACAATCATCTATCTTACAAAGAAAAAAGAAAAGGATGGAACGTCAGTCGTTGGAAATCTTATCAAGGCAAAGACTGCTAAGTCGCGTTTAAGTAAGGAGAACAAAGATGTTACGGTTCGTTTATATTATGATAAGCGTGGCCTTGATCGTTACTATGGTTTGCTCGAACTGGGAGAACTTGGAGGACTCTGGAAAAATGTAGCAGGACGCTATGAAATAGATGGTAAGAAAGTCTATGCCAAGGCGATCTATAAAGATCCAGAACAATACTTCACCCCGGAGGTGATGGAAAAATTAGACGAGATTGCAAAACAGGAGTTTAGTTATGGACAATGTTGAGTTTCTAATTCTTAGAAACCTACTTCATAATGAGGAATATGTCCGTAAGGTAATTCCATTTATCAAAGCAGATTACTTTGAAAATCGTAGTCAAAAAATTGTCTATGAAGAGATTCTCAAGTTTGTAGAACAATATAATAAACCCGTCACCAAAGAGATTCTTTGTATTGAAACAGAGAAGCGTCAGGACATTACTGATGGTGATTATAAAGAAATCACACAACTTATTTCTTCATTAGAAGAAGCACCTACAGAGTTTGATTGGTTGGTATCCACCACTGAAAAGTGGTGTCGTGATCGTGCCATCTATTTGGCACTGATGGAGTCTATTTCCATTGCGGATGGACAGGACGAAAAAAAGAATCGTGATGCCATCCCAACCATACTCTCTGATGCCCTTGCAGTGTCATTTGACACTCATGTGGGACACGATTATCTTCAGGATTATGAGGCACGTTATGAGTCTTACCACAAGAAAGAAGACAAAACCGAATTCGACTTGGAGTATTTCAACAAGATTACGAAAGGTGGTTTGCCTAATAAAACGCTTAATATTGCTCTGGCTGGCACTGGTGTCGGTAAGAGTTTGTTTATGTGCCATGTCGCTGCTTCGGCACTCCTTAACGGAAAAAATGTGTTATATATCACGCTTGAAATGGCTGAAGAAAAGATTGCAGAGCGAATTGATGCAAACTTGCTCAATGTTAACATTCAGGAGATAGCAGATCTTCCCAAGATGATGTATGAGAGTAAAGTTACAAAACTCTCAGAAAAAACTCAAGGCACTCTAATTATTAAAGAGTATCCTACTGCGTCAGCACATGCAGGACATTTCCGTGGTTTACTTAATGAACTAGCTATTAAGAAATCATTTCGTCCTGACATCATTTTTATTGATTACCTTAATATATGTGCTTCCTCTAGATATCGCGGAAACCTTTCTGTAAATTCATATAGTTATATCAAGGCGATTGCTGAAGAACTTAGAGGACTAGCTGTTGAAGCAAATGTTCCTATCGTATCTGCTACCCAGACTACCCGTTCTGGTTATGGTAGCTCTGACGTTGAGCTTACTGATACCAGTGAGTCCTTTGGACTTCCCGCTACTGCTGATTTTATGTTTGCCCTAATTAGTACTGAAGAGCTAGAAGAATTGGGACAAATTATGGTAAAGCAGTTGAAGAATCGATACAATGATCCGACTGTTTACAAGCGTTTTATTGTCGGTATTGATCGTGCCAAGATGCGTCTTTATGATTGTGAACAGACTGCTCAGAATGATATGGTTGACAGTGGACAGGATGAGGAGTATACTTACGAAGACAAACCTAAAAAGTCCTTTGATGGATTCAAATTCTAATGAACGGTTACTATTCTGTATTTGATCCAAACGGCAAAAAAATTGCTGACTGTGGTATCGAAAGAGATGCAGTCAACCTTATGCATAGTAGAAACAAATACCAGGATGGGCATTACTTCACGTTCAATCCTCTTCCAGGTGACATCATTAATGTTTCTAATAGCAAACAACTTCCCACTCGTGACATTGTAGTTAACATGGACGGTGGTATTGGAGGCAGTTGGCAAGAGGTGGAATACATTGAAGTCGCAGGACAAAAACTAGAACTACAACAATCTGAATTACCTGAAGTAGATTTATGAACAACTATACTGAATTTGTTAAGCAAACCACTAGTGCTCCAAGTCTTGACTATGCTGTTATGGCAACTAGGTTTGCAGAACTTGAAGCAAATGGAACTAATACCACTCAACTTCTGACTGCTGCACTTGGTTTGACTGCAGAGTCTGGTGAGTTTACTGAAGTTGTAAAAAAAATTGTCTTTCAAGGTAAACCTTATAATGAAGACAATGTGTTCCACATGAAACGTGAACTAGGAGATATCTGCTGGTATCTTGCTCAGGCATTCATGGCACTTGATACTAACTTTGAAGAGATTCTTGATATGAATATTGAAAAACTCAGTGCTCGATATCCTAAGGGAACATTCGACGAATACTATTCTGAAAATCGCAAGGAGGGTGATCTGTGATTAAACTTGAAATGAATCCGCGAGAAGCAGCAGCGATTGCTAACGCTTTGTTTCTTCATACTAAAGACGACTCTGAATTTTTCGCATCTGAACGTGTGCAACTTGTAAGAGGAGTTCTTGGAAGACTTAATAAAGAAATTGAAGTAGATTTTGAACAACGGCGAGAGGCATCAAAGAATGAAACTACTGACACTTGAAGACTACGAAAAGGCTGGAGAAACGTTTTGGCCTAAGTATTGGTATGTGGCAAAAGAACTTGGTGAAGATGCAAAACCAGAACAAGTTCTTAAAGTTATGGAAGCAGTCGGTGGACTTGCACTTAAACTCGCACTAGACAAAAAGGAAGGCCCCTTTGGATTCAACAAATCAAATGACGGAAATACAGAAGACGATTCAAATTCCTGATGGTTCAGAACTGATCGATGAAGCATTTTATGTCTGGAAAACACGTTTTGGACTTTTTAGCACTATGACTGTTCAGGGAAGAAAAATGCTTACTGGACTAAAAAAAGATGATGTTGTTGATATGACACGATGGCATCTTAAGTGTGAGATTGATGGAACACTAGAAGATTATACAAGAGTTATTGGTGATGCCTTTGTTGAAGGTAAACTCTAAATAGTTAGAAAAAAAATGGCTGGCGAAGCAGGTTTTATATACGAAACCAAAATCCATAAAGCGTTGAAAGCACAAGACTTAGTTCCTGCGGGTTTTACTCCTGCAGGTTCTGATGCTAATGCTCCCGACGCTATGTTTTTGTATGGGGGCAAAGATAATAAATTAGAGATTAAACTTGATCTAAAGGCAGACTATGGACAAGGTTCTCTTTCGTATGATTTTAAGAAAAAGAAGTGGGGATTAGGAGGAGCAAAAACAGCAGCAGCACAAGAGATGCGTGATCTCTTAAATGCAGTCGGTATTCTGAAGTTCGTTAATAATAAATGGGGAAGTAAAGGAGATCCAAATAAAGGATTGATACCGTCAAAGTCATTCACTGACGACATGGTTAAATCTGATTACGCAAGATTTAAAGATGCATTTCTCCCAATAAGTACAAAGGCACTCTGGGATTATTATGCTACTAAGAAGACATATTATATTCAAGTGGGTGGATATGGATTATATTATATGCAGCAAAACCCTGCAAAACTTCCTGTTCCACAGTTCAATCCTAAATTAAGAATTCGCATTAGGGTTAAACGTGGAGGAAGTCGTCCAATCGACAATTATCGGTTTACTACAGCACTACAGGTAGTCACAAAACCCAAAAAATCTCCTTATGATTTAGATAATGATGTGAATTTCTTAAAAGCAGATTATTCAACTCGATAAATAACTTATAAGGAAAACGTATATACATGAAAAGTTTCTTTAAGTTCCTAGGTGAAGCGGAGTCACAAGCTGCAACACAGGCGAGAAAACTTGGTTTGAAAGGTGATGGACACGGTGGTTGGTTAAATCGTGCTGGAGAGTTTGTTGCGAAGACAGAAGACGGTAAGTTAAAATTTTTCAATAAGAATCAGAAACCTGGTAAGGATCCAGATCAAACTCCTAACACAAAGAAAACAACTCCTGTTCTCAAGACAAAAACAATGTCTGTGGACAAAGCACCGCAGAAGAAAAAAGGTGGTGAAGAAGAGGGTGGTGAAGAAAAAGAAGCAAGTACGGACACTCTCACACTTGCATTTGGTAGATTCAACCCCCCAACTGTTGGGCATGAAAAATTGCTTCAAATGGCAAGAAAGACTGCCGCTGGTGGAGATTTAAAAATATATCCATCAAGAACACAGGATCCTAAGAAAAATCCTCTTGATGCTGACATGAAAGTCTCTTTCATGAAGAAGATGTTCCCAGACTTTGATGAGAACATCGTTAATGATGATGAGATGAGATCTATCTTCAATGTATTACAAACTGCTGATGGTGAGTACAAAAATGTAACCATCATCGTCGGTTCAGATCGTCAGTCTGAGTTTGAAAGTCTTGCCACCAAATATAATGGTGAGTTATACAACTTTGATGACATTCGTGTTGTGTCTGCAGGGGTTAGAGATGCAGATGCTGAAGGTGTAGAAGGAATGTCTGCATCCAAGATGAGAAAAGCAGTTGTTGATGACGACTTTGAAGCATTTAAGAGAGGTGTTCCTTCTAGCGTAAAGGACGCTGATGCTCAAGCACTTTATGATGCAGTTCGCACTGGTATGAAGATTAAGAAGAAAGCAGTCACTGCAGAAATGTGGGAGATTGCTCCAAAGTTTGATACGAGGGGACTTCGTGAGCAATATGTTAATGGACTCATTTATAAAATGGGTGACATTGTTGAGAACCTCAACACCGGATTGATTGGTGAGATTGTTCGCAGGGGAACTAATCATCTCATTTGTGTTACTCAAGAGAACGTAATGTTCAAGTCTTGGATTCGTGATGTTATGGAATATACTGAGAAAACGATGGAACGCCGTATGAGAGTTCCTGGTAAACCAAACACTCTCGATGGCACTGGTGGATATCTAAAAAATGCAATGGCAGCAACTGGTACTACTACTATTAAGAATTTCATAAATAAGTACAAAGCTAAAAAGTAGTAGATAGCCATGTCTAATGGAATCGGTAAGAATCCTTTGAATGATATTTCAGAGGTATACTTAAAAATGCGTGAATCATACAAGATTGAACCTCCCAAGGAAAAGTTGAAGACTGATCGCGATATGTTCAACATTCCTAAGGACGAACAAAAGGCTGCTAAGGAGCGTCTGTTAGCGAAGGCAGCTGCTAAGCGTGCTAAGATGAAAGAGGGACTTGATCCTGTCGGTAAGGAAGATGGCGATGTCAATAATGACGGTAAGAAGGACAGCACTGATTCTTATCTGATGAAGCGTCGTAAGGCAATTGCTAAAGCGATGAAGACTCGCAAAGAAGAACTTGAGATGCAGGAAGGTGTCCGTGATGTAGATCCTGAGAAGGGAACTGTTGAGCGTAAGGCACGTCTTGAGAAGAAGCGTGGTATGAAGATGGATGATCATCCTCAGTACAAAAAAGAAGAAGTAGAAGTTGATGAAGCGATGAGTTCTTACGATAGAAATCGTAAGAGAGCAGCACAAAGAGCAGCAGAAAGAAATGCTGCTCGCGCTGCAGGAAAGACTGGTGTAGTTCCTGGTGTTGGTTATGTTTCTCCAAGAAAGGAGAGAGAAACTTATGTTGATTCTGCAGGCACAACCAGACATAAGTCAGGTGCTAAAATGGAGGGTTTCTCTAATTGGAGAACTGATCTCATTGAAGTGATGGATGAAGATGAGGCAGATAAACCAATCAAAGAGAAAAAGGTAAACAATAAGGTAAAAATCAATCCTAAACTTGGTGAAGCAATCGAAGAAATTGGAGGTTCTTTGATTGAAGCAGTCGAAGATGATGAACTTGATACCATTGTTGAGAGTGTATATGATGAACTGATTGAAGAAGGATACTCTGAGGATGACGTTGAGGATGCGATTGAGTTTGCTCTGACTGAGCAACTTAATGAAGTAAGTGATAGTTACTATGACTCTGCTGTGAAGTCATCTAAAGCAGCTGCTGCTAAACTCAAAAGAGCAGAGATGATGAAGAGAGCAAAGGGACGCCTTAAGTTCATGAAGAGAAAGGCGGGTGAAGTTGCTGGTAAACTTCAAAAGAAAGCAGTAAACAAGGCAGTTGATGTTGCATTCGCTGGATCTGCTGTTAAGGATAAAGTAAAGAGTGCTGCTGCCACTGCTAAGAAGAGAGTTGCTGATGCCCCTAAAGTTGCAAAAAGAAGTCTTAAGGATAGAATCAAAAAAGGAGCACTCGCTGTTGCAAAACGTATGAGCGAAGAGATGTCTGTTGCTGATCAGATGAAAATCTCTCAGAAGTATAATAGAATGTCTCCTGAGCAGAAAAAAGCAGCAAATAAAAAAGCAGTTGCTGGTATTCCTAAAGACACTCCTGAGAAAGACACCAGAACTGATGCTCAAAAAATGGCAGATGCATACGCCTCTCCACGTAAGGGGCCTGGTGGTGCAACCAGGGCAGACTGATGCCTTTAGATCTAAAGAAGGACGATATGGGGGATGTCATTAAGGACTTTTATAAGTCCAAGGCACCCCAGTTTAAAGGCAAGTCTAAGAAAAAAAGAAGAGATATGGCTATCGCTGCCAAGTTAAGTGCAGAGCGTGGCCCTCTTCCTGAAGAAGATAATCCACGTATTCCTAGAAAGAAGGGACAACCCGCCAATTCTAAGAAACATTCTGATCTTTATACTGATGAGAATCCCAAAGGAACTATTCATGGTTTAGGATTTAAGGATGTTGCAACTGCTAAAGCATCTGTTACTAAGATTCGCAATTCATCAAGATCTCATGCTCACAAAATCCAGGCAGCAGTTGCTATGGAACAGAGAGCAAGAGAAATGGGTAAAACTTCAGAAGCAGCAGTCTTCAGAAAATACATCAATATGATGAAAAAGAAGACTAAGAAGATGAATGAAGGCTGGAGTGATAAGTATAAGAAGTCTATTGATTGTAACAATCCCAAGGGATTTTCTCAGAGAGCACACTGCCAAGGAAAGAAAAAGACATTTAAGGAGTTTTTGGAGAATATATAGTGTGTAGAACTGAGGTTCATTATGCTCGCATTTTTACTTCCTTTAGCTTCAAAAATTATCAAAGATGCCGTCGCTCAGATTCCAGAAAATGAGGAACTTGGTGAGAAGATGGTTGAGATCTGTCTTATTATTCTTGCTAAAGCAGTTAAGTTAACTAAGACTGATATGGATGATCAACTGCTCGAAGTTGTGACAAAAGCAATCAAAGCGAGAGAAGAATAATTTATAAATATCTTATAGCAAATAAATTACAGAGAGAGACACATGGCACTCTGGGGCAATAATGACAATCGCACTGCACAGGGTACAGTAACCCTTGATTATGCAACTGGTATTTGCACTGGTTCAAATCAGGAAGCATTTGGTGCTGGCACTCAATTTGGGGAAACTGGTTCTATTCAAGTAGGAGATGTCATCCGTTTTGGTGATAGAGTAAAAGGTGGCGGAAAGGCATATTTTGGTGAAGCAATTGTTGTAAGTATTGCTAGTACTACTTCGCTGACTATTGGTTCCACTGCCAATCTCAGTGGTGTTGCGATTGCTGCTACATCTTTCTCTGCTTCTCAATCTCCTAAGTGGTGTGTTACTGATTCTTCCTTCAGTGAAGCACAAGCACAGGGACATGGATATTCCAAACTCACTTATGGTGTCGCCTCCGGCGGTGCTAATGATGCGAATGGCACTGTCTATGAGACTGGTGTAGGTTGGGTTGGTGTTACCACTTATAACGACAATGCTGGTAATCTGAGAGTCAAGAAAGAAATTCTTGTCGCCATGTCTGGAATCACCACGGGTAACGTTCCCACTTATCCAAATATTGAGAACGCTGTTTGATATTGAAGGATGTTATTTAATGAATTGAATTCGGAGAACTTTCTCCTCTTTGCCATTAAAAATTATGAAAATCCTCAGGCAGTAACGAGAGAAGACTTTGATAAAGATCTAAATCATTTCAAATATATTAAACGGTTGCTTAAAAGGTATAAGTCAACTGGTGAATTGAAGACTCATCTTCTTCTCAATCACTTTATTGTACTTTATAATATTTTTGGAGAAGCAACAACACCAATGTTGTTCTTCAAGATTGATGAGAAAGAATTGTGGAGTTGTCTAAAAACTTTTGTGGTATTTTTAGATAAACTTCCAGATTATCCTCATACTTATATTCATGATTTAAAATTAGATAATATTTGTTTGAAAGAACTTATTTCTTTTCACAATGAGCAGTAAATCAGTCGATAAATTTTTACATCTTTTTAGAGAAATGATGGGGGCGGGAGCCATGGGTGCTCCTACCAATAATGTTGGAGATGGAAAAATCGCTGGCACTGCTGAAGCAGGAGATGATCCTCCGGTTAGATTAAAAAAGAAAAGAAAACCTACTCCAGTAGGGAGATACGGCACACGTAGAACCTGGCGTCAAAATGGCGGAGCAAGTTAAGGTAGCAGTTTTAGAAGAAAGACTTCAAAACTTTGAGACATTAGTCTCTAGGTTGGACTCTGCTATTGAAAAAATTGCTGAGGTAAATAATAACGTGTCAAGGATGCTTGCCGTCCATGAAGAAAGAATTACAAAGCAAGAAGAAATCGACGCGGTATTGTTTGATAAGATCGACAAACTCCGTGATAAAATGGACAGCGATCATGACTGCGTTACTAAACGATTATCATTATTGGAACGGAAACTTTGGATTGGAATCGGAGCATTGGGAGCAGTATTAATCTTGACTAATCCACAAGCAATTAAAATTGTTAAACCCTTGTTATCCTCTACTGAAAGTGCTATAGTAGCACCAGTAGTTGCCTTCGTGAATGGATCATATTGATTCTAAGTTCATCGGGATTATTTCTCCACGCTTAGGAAAGTTTAAGAGAGTAAAAGCAAATCTTTACAACTTCCGTTGTCCTATCTGTGGCGACTCGAAGAAGAATAAAAACAAAACACGGGGTTACATTTACTCTGTGAAAGCAAATACAAACTTCAAGTGTCACAATTGTGGTGCTTCAATGTCTTTTAATAATTTTTTGAAGCATGTAGATCCTCCGACTCATAAACAATATTCATTAGAGAAATTTAAGGAGGGACACTCAGGTGGTAGAAATTTTGTTGTTGAAGAACCTGATTTTAAGTTTGAGGCACCAAAATTTAAAAAGAGTTTGAATCTTCCCAAAGCTTGTGATAATGCTAGATCAGATGGATATTTGACTGCAAGAAAACTTGATACTTCTCAGTTTTACTATGCAAAAAAATTTAAAAAATTTGTAAATACACTCAAACCAACCTTTGATGATACTCGTTATGATGAGGAGAGAATCATTATTCCAATCTATTACAATAAAAATCTGATTGGACTTCAGGGAAGATCTATAGATCGCAACCCTGTTAAATATATCACTGTGATGCTTGATGATGATGCACCAAAAATCTACGGACTGGATAACATCCGAAAAGATGCTCCAGTCTATGTTACAGAAGGACCTTTTGACAGCACGTTCCTTCGCAACGCGATTGCAATGTGCGGTGCTGATGCTGATGTTAGTAAGTGGGGGATTAGCAATCCTGTGTGGATTTATGATAACGAACCACGCAACAGAGAGATTGTCAATCGAATCAGCAAAACAATCGATAGTGGCGACTCCGTAGTTATTTTTCCATCATCCATGGATGAGAAAGATATCAACGACATGGTGATCGCTGGACATGATGTTCAGAAGATTGTAGAATGTAACACTTACAGTGGCTTAGAAGCAAAACTTAAATTCAACACCTGGAAGAAAATATGAGTAACGGTATCAAGGTTAAAAAGCGAGACGGTAGAATTGAGTCTCTTGATTTGGATAAAATGCACCTAATGGTTGATGAAGCAACCAGTGGAATTGCAGGTGTATCGGCCAGTCAAGTTGAAATGAAGTCTGGCATTCAGTTCTATGATGGCATCACCACTGAAGAGATTCAGGAAATTCTTATTCGTGCTGCTTCTGATCTGATTGACTTAGATCATCCCAACTATCAGTTTGTCGCTGCCAGACTGCTTCTATTCTCGCTTAGAAAGCAATTGTATGGCAAGATGAGAGAACTGCCTGATCTTGAGGCACACATCATGGATTGCACTTCCAGGGAAGTGTATGATAAAGAAATTTTTGTTAAATATTCTAAAGAAGAAATTGCGAAAGCAAATTCTTACATTGATCATACTCGCGATTTTCTTTTTACATATGCCGGACTGCGTCAAGTAGCAGACAAGTATCTAGTTCAGGATCGTAGTACTGGTGGAGTGTATGAAACTCCTCAGTTCATGTATATAATGATTGCTCTGACTATTTTTGCAGAGTATCCAAAAGAAACACGAATGTCATACGTTAAGAGGTACTATGACGCAATCTCCAAACACAAAATCAACATTCCCACACCTATCATGGCGGGAGTGCGAACTCCACTTCGACAATTTGCTAGCTGTGTTCTT